TCTACGACGTGAGAGCAGCACCAGGCACGGGCTTTCTCTCGAACATACTGTCCGATTCTTCCGTCTGGGCCAATACCATAGTGGGAGCTTGTCCGGGTGTCCTGGAACACCTGCCCGCACCCCTCCACACTGCCAGGTCCAGCCATGGTGTGGATACTGATTCCCATGATCTTTCCCTGTCTTGGGACAGTGCAATGTGGTGAGAGTTTGGTATAACTCACCAGTTTGCTGTCACTCATTGGCCTGCTCCTTTTCGGTCACAGGCTCATAAGTCTTCTCAAAAATATCCGGCTTGCACGGGTACTTCTCTCCGTTTACTCCGGTGATGATATAGTCACCAACACTGGCGTGCATAGTTCCCTCCAAGGTCTCAATATCGACCTCAATATCTGTCTGATATGCCTCAATGACAACGGGTTTCTTTCGATAATTCACGATAATTCTCCTTTCCTGTTTCATTTCATGCCATTTTGAAACACGTTATTCGTGTTCCTTCTCTTCGTTGTTCGCTTTGGCGTTCAAAACGTCGATTGCCTTAGTGATGGCCGCCGGGATAGGCACCCCCATCAGCCCCGCGTTTTCCACGATGCTGATCGTCTCGTTGGCGATAAACGCGATCACCACCGCGTCCCGGATAAAGTCAGACCCCATCACCAGGTCCAGGCGGCAGGCCACCAGCACCACCAGCAGGGATACCCCCTTGCGACACAAGCCCTTCCACCCGGCCCGGCTCTCCAAGGTCCCGCTGGCTGTTTTCTCGCTGTTGTGGAACACCCCGGCCACGATGAGCCCGGTCAGGTAGTCCACCCCCATGAAGATAATCAGCGTCACCAGGGCCGTGTCCCAGCCCCCAAAGAGGGAGGCGATAAAGCTGCCCACCGCGCCAATCCCCGTTAAGATTCCAGATTTCATAAGTAACTCCTTTCGGATATCAGAGGAACGCCTTGAAAAACAAAAGCAGCTCTTTCACTTTCCCCCAAGGGAATGGCTTTTTCTCCTTAGAGAAAGACACGCTGCAAGCGTTCCTCCAGGTCCATGTACTTGTGGTCCTCCTCCTTGGGGATGGAGATTCCCATGTCGATCATGCACTCCCGCAGGAATTTTGCGTGGGTGTATTCGTCCTGGGCGATCAGGTAGAGGCCGTGGGCCACGTCCGTGCGGTTGTCTGCCTTGGCGGCCTGGGCCATATCCAGGTAGCAGTTGCAGTCATGGATTTCGTCGGGGAAGTTTTCCTTGATTTTGTCAACGACTTCTTTGTATTCCATCTTGCGCCCTCCTTACTCGGCGATATACCGGTAAATTTGGTCAATGTCCGATTCCGACAGCTTGACGGTGCCCATTCTGGGCAGCTCGATTTGCAGGCCGTCCGGCGGGAGCTGACGCTTTACTTCGTCCCGCAGGCAGGCCACGTCCACGTTGCCCTCCTGGTCGAAGATGCCCGTCAGCTTCACCACCTGGTTCTCCCGGAGCTCTTCCGCCTTTTGGCTGGCCCGCCGCAGGATCAGGGCAATGGCCGTCCCGGCGACCACCCGTTCCCAGCTCTTTTCCGAAAGTTTGGGGAGAAATTCCTTGTCAAGATAGGCGGCGACGCCTTTTGTCACCTGTTCCATACTTACCATGTTGTACCCCTCCTTTTTGGGAGGCGGGAGGGCGGGCGAATGTGCGGCCCGCCCTCCCGCGCAGTGTTAAATCACGTTCTCGCAGCCGCAGCACTTGGGCAGGGGGTTGTAGGTCCGCTCACGAGTGCTGGTCGTCCCGACAGTAACGTCAGCGACCTGCTGGGGGTAGAAGGTGCTGTTGACGTAGTTGACGATGGTGTTGTCGCCACAGCAGCGGCGTTCGGCCTCCTGGGCCAGCTTGAGGTCCATCTTGTCGCAGCAGCAGTCCAGATTATCCTGAACCCTCTGGATGCCGTCGGATGTAGCCTGATTGATCACTGCCTGCTTGGCAAGCTGGGCCTCGATGTCGCGCATACGCCCGTCGACGTACTTGTACATCTCCAAGGACTTCTGGTCCTGGTAGGTGTTGGCTTCCAGCAGGGCTTTATCCGATTTCAAGGAGGCGATTTCCGCGTCCTTCTGGGCATCGTAGCGAGTGACGAGCTGGTTTTCGTTGCAGCCGCAATTGGTGTTGCAGCCGCAGCCGCCATTCATGAGGCTGGCAATCACCGCGGCGTCCACCGCGCCCTGGGCGGCGTTGTTCCGAGCGCCCCAGCCGCCAAGCAGGCTTGCGCCGCCGCCGAGGGCGGCAAGAGTGCCCAGGGAAGTCCCGATAATACCAGTGGTCAGACCGGCCTTTGCCACGCCGGAGGAGTGCTTTCTTTCAAATTCCATGAGGACACATCCTTTCTGTTGTGTATTTGAATAGGTACGTTGGGCCGTCTCAGCCCATACCGCCGTTGTCAAGCGGCATGTCCACCACCGCCTTTCCTGCTTTGCGTCGTTAATTGGGGAGCATCCCCGACAGCTCATTGTGCTGCTCCACGGTCAGGCTGCCGGTTGCCAGGAAGATATCCAGCTTTTCCTTCATCCCGTCCGTTCTGCCCAGCTCAATGAGCCGCTTTAACGTGCGGTACAGCATGGTTCTCACCTCCTTTCGGTTGATATCAGTTGATTTTAAGTTGATTCGAGTTGAATCAAGTTGATTCTAAGTTGGTCCCAAGTTGTTCTTAAGTTTTCCGCAAGTTATCCGCAAATGTATTATTCTGCCACGCCCAGCTCCAGCATGGTCAGCCGCAGTTCCTGGTCCACGATAAGGTCCATAAGGTCCGCGCTGGCGGCGTGGAGGGATTCCGGGGCCTGCTGCTCCTGGCGTTTCAGGAGGGCAAGATAGGCAACTTGTCCCATATCCCGGATTTTAACCGCCTCCCCCATGGTGTCCGGCACGTCGGCCACCTCTAGACCGTCCATCCATTCGTCGGCTTCCAGGGGGAGGGGGTGGACGTTCTCGCCAAAAGCGGCGGCTTCTTCCTGCGTGGGGGCGTAGTGGGTGACGTTTTCCTCCACGAACTCCCCGTTTTCGTTGGGGTGAAGCTCGGTGCTGGTGGACTGATAACGCAAAATCTGCACGATTCTTCCGTACATTCGGAACATTGGTATTCCTCCCTAGTTGTATTTGTTGTTGACGAAAGTGTTGTTAGAACCAGAAGTTCCATCATCAACATAGTTCTTCCCCATAATATTGTTGCAGGATATTAAATTGTTTTTATTCTGATAAGCGCTATTACTGTCAGTTTGGTGGAGATAAATGGTGTAATTTGATGAAGAGTAATCTGAAGGAGTGCCAGTCCCTCTAATACACGCATTCCCTATCACTATATTGCTGGAGCACCTATTATAAAATTGTATACCGATCAAATTGTCGTTTGATACATTCCCTACTATCAAAATAAACATGCAAGAATTTAACTCAATACCGCTACCGGAATTACTTTCAAATATATTACTACTTACTACAGAATCTTCTACAGCAGACATAGCAATCCCGTTTAAACATTTAATAACTTTGTTATTTGTTATAGTGTTACCTGCGCTATAATATATACCAATACCTTGATAGTTACAACGTTCGATTACGTTTTGGATTATTTCATTTTTGTAAGAATTATTTTGGTTATAGCCGCCATTGATATAAATGCCGCGACCAGAAGAATTGTTGAGTAAATTACCTATTACATGTGTATAAGCGGCCTGATTTATATAAATACAATGATTTGAAGAACTTGTATATGATGAGCGATCCCCATCTATATGCAAATTTTGAACACAACAATAAGGCTCTGAGACTCCAATAACACCATTTTGCGTTTCTTTATCCCACCTCCTTTTTAGTATAGTGCTCTGCCCATTACCTGTAAGCGTAACTTTGTTTTTGTTTACATTGATAGAACCCGTCAGATTGTAGGTCCCGTCAAGAATAACCACCTCGCCGCCTGTAGAAGGAAGGGCCGTAATCGCTGCATTTATTTCCACCTGGTCTGCGGTTCCATCGCAAAGGTAGTCAACTTGGTCAACCGTCCATCCTGCGGCGGATGTGCCTACGGTAAACCGTGCCACTCGCTTCGCCTCTATGGCGGGAAGCTGGGTTTTGGTAACTTTGGCATTTTCATCCAACGTCGCCACTCCATTGGGGACCCCTTTGTCAGAATCCAACACCGCGTTTGGCACATCCACCAGCGCATTATTGAACGCCGTTTCCGTCCCGCTATACCCGGCCTCTACGGCGGATTGATAGGCGCTCTTGCCATCCTTCCCCGCCGGGCCAATGGGCCCCTCGGGCCCTGCCGGGCCGATGTTTCCCTGTTCCCCTTTGGGCCCCTGGATTCCAGCGGGCCCTTCTGGTCCTGCCTCCCCCTGGGGGCCGGCTTCTCCCTGGGGTCCCTCCGGCCCAACAGGCCCCTGGATACCCTGTACACCCTCCGGCCCTCTGGGCCCAGCAGGACCCTGGATACCCTGGGGACCGGCGGGGCCCACAGGGCCTTGCAGTTCTCCCAGAGAAGTCCAGTCGTTTTCTCGCTCCGACCAGATGAAAATCTCGTTGTTCTCCGCCGTCACCTGGTAGGCGTATTCATTGCCGCCAGGGAACGCAAGCTTCAATTCGCCCAGGGTGGGGTAGACGTCTTGAATCACAAAACTGTTCCCGTCAATCCCTTTGGGGCCACGGGGGCCTTGGGGGCCAGTGGGGCCTTGCGGCCCGGCAGGCCCTTCCACACCCGGCTCACCCTGCCGCCCCTGCACGCCCTGGATGCCCTGGGGACCCGCGGGCCCGCGAGGACCAGCCGGTCCTTCCGGCCCCGTTTCCCCCTGCTTCCCGGTGGGACCCTGCAAGCCCTGTGGCCCTTGGATGCCCTGGGGCCCCGTGGCCCCCTGCTTTCCCTGTTCCCCCTGGATACCTTGGGGGCCCTGGGGGCCACGGACGCTGACGCTGTTGGGCAGGATGGGGCTGTCGTGGACGGTAAAGTACATGACACCGTTGGCGTCCACATTGGGGACGATACAAGGCCCTGTTTTCCCCACGGGCCCTTGGATTCCTTGGACCCCTTGGGGGCCCTGGACACCCTGGTCTCCCTTGTCCCCCTTGATGCCGTCGACGATGGTATACGACCCGTCGTCGCTGACCTCGCTGTTGGTGAACTTCATCCGGGTCCGCTGGGGGAGCTGGTTCCCGTTCTTGTCAAAGATGATGTGCCCGGAGGAAGCGGTTGCGTGCCACGTCACCCCGTCGGCGCTGGTCTCAATCACGTTGTCCGCGTTGAGCCGGAAATACTTGGCGTTGGGGTCCAGCGTGCGCAAAACATCCTCTACGCCAAGGCTCTCCAACTGGGGGAGCAGGGTGTTGTTGAGAAAAGTCTTGACGGCGTTCCCGCCTTTGTCAAAGGCCTCCTTGAGCTGGGTGGAGGAAAGCCCGCCCACGTCGTTGGGCTCGTCGTCCAGCTTTTGTATGATGTTCATGTCCTCGGTGAATTTTGTCAGTGCCATGTGCGCCCTCCTTATCTTGTATAGCCCGTATATCGTACCCGCAGGTCCGCCGACAGGACGGTCACGGTGGAATCCGTCGCCTGCGTCTCAAAGAGCAGCTTGTAAAAGACAAATTTCTTTGCCTTGATCTTCAGCCGCGCCATGTGTGGCTTCCGGTTCGTGTTAAAGCTCCATCGGCTGAAATCCGCGTGGGTGAAGGTGGACAGGGAGGAGGAAACCACCTTTTGCGCATAGGTGGATTTCTTGTCCGTCTGCACCGTCACCCAGACCTCTCCGTGTTCCTCTGGCTTGATGCCCACCCACAGCATGGCGCTGTATTTTCGCATAAAATCCTTGCCCATATCAATGGAGCCGGATTCCCAATAGCTTTTGATGGGATGGCCAAAATCTGTTCTGTGCCGGTAAGAAAGCTCAGCCAATTTCCCGTCCTTTGTGCCATAAAATAGGGCGCCCTGGAAATTCACCATGCAGGACACGGGGAAGCTGTCGTAGAGGTACCAGGCGTCCACAGCGTAGTTATAGACCAGCGCTTTTTCCCCAAAGCAGATGTAATATTCCTGCCCGTCGTTGTCGTCCCAGCAGTAGCACTGTTCCGGGGTAAAACTGTCCAGGGTGGCGGTGATGCGGTCAGACATGCGATTTGCCTGCCGCTCATCCACAGAAAGGTTGCTGGCATAGCTTCCGTTGTTTCGCCATTCGTACAGGTCGTGGCCGAACAGGGAGAAGGGGGAGTTCAGAACCAGCCGGACTTGCCCCATGGCGGCGTTGCCAATGGCGCGGTTGACGGGGATGGTATAGAACATCGCCTTGGTGCTGCCGTCGGCCAGGGAGGTCACGCCATACTGCACGGAATAGACGCTGCTGGTCTTGTACACCAGCAGCCGGGAATAGTGCCGGATCAAGGCGGTAATGGGCGTGTTGGCGTCCCCCACCTTCAGCACATTCATGTCGGGGAAGTAGTCCGCCCTGGGGTTCCCGTCATAGTCCAGGCCGGAATAAAACGCCTGGTTGCTGCGGTCGCCGTAGATGAAAACCCGGTTGTCCGTGGCCCCGTTGAAGGTCTCGGAAAAGCGCATAGCCTCGACCTTATCCCTGGAATTTTTCTTGGCGGTCCAGCCAATTTCCAGGGTGCTGATCCCCTTGGCCGGGGCTGTGGTGAAGGTGACGGTCCCGGCGGTGGTGTTGGCGGTGTAGCTTGATGTGGAGACGGTTTCATCCTTCGCCAAATTCTTCACATAGTCCACGGACTGAATGTCCTTCTCCGGCAGGGTAAAGGTTTTCGCTGTACCGTCTGGGGAGAACTGGCAGCGGCGCAGGCCGTTGAGCTTGTTTACTTCCTCCAACAGCGTCCCGCCGCCGGTGGGCGCGACGGCCACGGACACCAGGGGCCGGTAGCCCTCCACCTCTTTGAGGGTTTCCCCGTCCCACTGCATGTACTTCTTGCCGTTCATGAGATAGAGGATTTCTGAATAGCCGAACATGAACACGTCGTTTTCCGTGTCGATGCTCCCGATCTCCACCTTGCAGAACTCCGCCCCGTTGTGGAGCTTCCACAGCTTCCCGTCGCAGGCCCCCACAAGCTGCTCCTTCCCCTTGATGAACCCGCACCAAAGCCCTTTGACCGGCTTTTCCGCCGTGGTCGCCTTTGCCTTGACACGCTTCATGGTCCAAAGATAGCAGTCATTTTCCTCATCCTTGGTACACTGGACAAGCTGGTAGGTGTAATCCTCGTTGTACTTCCAATAATAGCCTGCGTATTCCCCGGAATTCCCATAAGATACCACCACGCTTTCCCCGGAAACCTGGATGAATCCGTCGTTGGTTGCGCTGGCTGTCGGGAACATGATGAGCTGACCGCTGGCTCCATCATCCCGCCGGATCACCTGACCGGTGGCATCCGTATCCATGGTGTAAGCGCGCATAAGGCCCTTGATTAAGGCGCTGCCGGGGCGGCGCTGTAGGTTCCCGTCTCTGGTCACGCGGAAATTCCGCATCACCGCCGCCTCCCCAAGCTTCAGTTTGGTGTCGCCGTCCGGGTTCTCGTTCAGCCCGCCCCAGCTCTTGATTTGAAAAATCTTTTCCTCGGTGTTCCCGCTGATGGTCGCCATATATCCTCACCACCTGGAAAATTCGTTGTAGGGCTGCCCGACCCCGTAGCAGTCCACAATGGCCTCGCTCCCCTGGGGCAGGCCCCTGGACAGATTGTTGCGCAGCTCTTCATACCGCTGCTGGAAGAAGCTGGCCGCCGCCTGGTTCTCGTCCAAAAACAGTTGGGCCGCCAGGCCGTAGGGCAGCACCGTCTGGCAGATGTAGTCGTCCATCCCGATCACATCCTGGAAGGTCTCGATGGTCCCCAGGATGGGCCGCTTTCCTTCTGTTTCCACCTGGTAGGTGTCGCTATAGGGGTACAGCTCCCCCCGCAGCGCATTTAAGATCAGGAGCGTCCGGACCTTATATTCCTTGGTGTCCGACGTGTCCGTGGCGCCGGAGCTCTCGTTGACCTCATCCATGAGGCCCATGGCGATGTCAAAGACCCGCTGGGCTGTCGTGCTGGGTTCTGCCATGCTTTCCCTCCTTTGAGAAAGGCGGGGGGATGTTCCCCCCGCCTATGTCGTCTTAGGTCCCCGTGGTGGACTTGGATACAAAGATTGCATCCTTCTTGGTGGCCAGGACGAAGGAATCATAGATGATTCTTCCCTCCACCACATCGCCGTCCACGCCCATGGGATTCTTGTGGATGCGGTAGTTTTTCAGCTTCATGGGGTCCACGGTGGCGCTCTTGTGCTTCAGGATGAAGTTCACGTTGGCGGGCATATAAGAGCTGGGCACCGTCACCACCGCAATGCCGTCGATGGTGCCGCGATACCCCCGGCGCAGGTTTTCCGCCGCGATGCCGTTGGTGCCCGTGACCTGGTCGGAGAGCTTGAACTTGAGAAAATCCAGCTCACTGAGGAACAGCACCCGGCCCTCTACGGGGACGTTCTTGTCCGTCATGTTGGCGTTGGCGGTGAAAATCTTTTCCACGATGTTTGCCTTGGTAAGGGCGCCGTCGTTGGCGGAGGGGACGGTGACTGCCGTGGAGGTGGTGCCGGTGTTTCCCGTGACCCAGGCGTTGAGGCGGTACTTGTCGATCTCCGGCGTGACCACCTCGTCGATCTGCCGCTTGAGGCAGGCGTTGGCCTGCTTGATGTTAAACTGCTCGGAGGCGTTCCCGGCGTCGATGGAGAAGGTAAAGGCCCGGTCCTTGGTGAGGGTCAGCTCCTGCTTGGTGTCCCCCAGCTCGGTGAGGGTGCCGAAGCGGGTGGTGCCGCTGCGGGTGTAGTCGGCCATGGCCACGGTGTCCACGCTGTAGACGGTGATGCTCTTAACGCCGGTGAAGTCATAGTCCTTGCCGATGTAGCCGTCGGTCTTAGACCGGGTGGAAAACCGCTCCGCTACTTTCTGTTCATATTTTTCCGCGAGGTTGATTGCCATAGTTTATATCCTTTCCGCCCCGCGTTGGGGCTGTCAGTCCCCGGAATACCAGTCCTCGTCGATGGGGTCCCGTTTCTGGGAGGCGCTCATGCCCGCGCTCTGCTGGGAGCCGGTGGAGCGTTCTTTGTTTGTATTGTTCTGCTCCAAGACCTGCTGCTTCTCCAAGGCGGTTTGCAGCTGGGTCCTGAGCTGTTTGTTTTCAAAACGTGCATAGATGTCTGTCAGGTCGCGGCCCGTGCCGAACTCGTCCCAAACCTCTTTGGGGATGTCCTTTGGGTCGACCTCCGGGAATGCGTCAATGAATCGCAAAAAGCTCTGCTGGATTCTGGCGTCCTCCTGGGCCCTGGCCTGTTGGGACTGCGTCGCCATCTGCTGCTGGGTTTCAAAGCTGCGCTGGTCGCGCTCCAATTTTACCCGCTGCAAAGCGACAGACGGGTCAAGCCCTTCCCGTTCCGCCAGAACGCTGGCCCTGGTCTGGTCCATCAAGTCCTGGATGCTGATTCCCTGGGGCTCCGCCAGCTCCCGGAGGAAGTTTTCCAGTTCAAAAGCTTTCCCCCGGGCCATGTCCCGCTCTCCTCGGATGTGGTCATAGTCCATGCCCTTCTGGGCGAGGACCACCATCTGGTCCCGGTTGACCTGATGGACTTCTCCCAGGTGCTTGAGCTCAAAAAGCTCCGACGCTTCCTCTTCCTTCCCGCTCTCCGGCTTCTCCGCGCCCTCCTGGGGCTCGGTCTCCTCCCCGCCGTGCTGGTCTGCTTCCGGCTGGGGCTTCTCCTGGGTGGGTTCCTGGGCCGCTGTGGGGGGCGGCGCTGCGTCGTCGGTTAGGTCGGAAAAATCTATGCTGTCCCAATCGTCTGGGTCTGTTTCCGGTGTTGTGGTTTCGTCTGTGCCGGTGGCCTCCATAGAGGTCTCCATGGCTTCCATATTGGTGGCTTCGTTCATTGTGGTTCCTCCTTCGGGTATGGTCGCCCGAGCTGTTGGTTTGGCCGGGTGTGGTCGCCCTGCTCTATCTGAAATCCGGTCAGACCATATCCCTGGTCTCGCCGGTCTCATTCACTTTTCGCTGTAGGGCGGAGTATCCACCCCCCTGGGGTATCTCCGGTTTCTGCTCATCCGCGGCCACCGGTTCTCCTTGTGGGAGCTGCTGCCCCGCCTGCTGCTGCATGGCCCCCTGGGCCTGCATCTTCGCCTGTTCCTGCTGTTTCAGCTCGGCAATCAGCTCCCGGCGGGATGGGATATAGCCGTCCGGGATGCGCTCCAAATACTGTACTGTGGTGATTCGGTTGAGCTGCAACAGATTGTCAAGGGTCTGGATGGAGGCAATTTCGGAGTAGTAGGAGGACGCGCCCACGTCCAGCTTCATAGCCATGGGCATTTGTTTCAGGTCCCGAAAGTCATATTCCATGGGGACTTCCGCCGGGGGCTGCTGCCCCACAAACTGCATGGCGTCCCGCACCTCCTGGGGCGGCTCCATGTCCACAAAGCGCTTGCCGTAATACTCGCCCATGAACTCGATGTAGATGCGGTACAAGTCCTCAATGGACTGGTACAGGTTTTGCTTGGTGATCTCGCTGGGAGTGGCCGCCGCCCGCTGCAAGGCGATGATGGCGGAGGTGTTGTCCGGTCGTGTATCACCCAGGGCCACAGAGGTTGCGCCAAGGCTCTGCTCTGTCTCCTCCACGGCCAGTTGGATAAACTGGGAGATTTGTGGGGAGATGGTGGCCGGGTCCATGATTTTTGCCACATTGTTCACATCCCCACCGTTGATGCCGATGGCCGCGCCGATCCGGTTGTCCCACTTGCCCACCCGCGTCTTATCGTAGAGCACCTTTGGGTAGGCGGTGGTCATGAGGGAGAGCATGGACATGGCCCAGGACTTGTTGATAAAAATCTGGTTGGGAATCAAGCCGGTAATCATAGCCTGGCCGTGATAGCAGTCCTGGACATAGTCCCAATTCAGCCAGGTAATAGGGTAGCGCTGGATGCCAAGGCTCCAGGGTTCCCGGACGCCGCAGCCGTTGGTGCATTTATAGGCCCAGATTTCCTTGGTCTTGCTGTCCCGCCAGAGCAGCAGGAGGGTGGTCACCTTGTCCCCGGTCAGTTTGGCGCTGTCCGGGTTTGTGTCGTCGGTCCCGGCCTGGATGGCCTGCCAGTCCCGGAATCCGTTCTCCTTGGCCTCCCGGCGCACCGACCCCACGATTTCCCGCCTCGCCAGGATGATATAGGGCTGGCTCTGCACGTCCCGGCTGTTCTGGTTCCCGAAGTGGACGCGGGTGTTCTCGATGATCTCGGTCCGGATACAGCCTTTTGCGTCCTGGCCTGTGTCAAAGTCCGGGTCCCAATAGGTGTAAGTGCAGCCGTCCCCGTCCACCGCCGCGTTCCGGGCGTACTCCCGCATCAGGGCCGCCACGTTGTTGCGCTCGGTGAGGGCGTCCAGCTCTTCATTGATGATCCTGGCCGGTTCCACCAGCGCCTGGGTGTCTGGGGTGGCCGCTAGGGGAGAGGCGTTGATCTTGATGTTGTCTGAGGAAATGGTTGCCACAACGAAGCAGACTACCCGCTTTATGATGTTGAATACAGGGGTGGGCAGGCCGTTGGAGACGACCCCCTCCCATTGCTTTCCGATGAAGAAGTTTTCATTGACCCGGACGGTCTCGTCCAGGTTGATGGCGCTGTTGAACTCCACGCCTTTGCAGTAGAGCTTCCACACTTCCTCCGGGGATAACAGGGCCTCTCCGCTGGCCCTGGGCATCCCCATGATGTTCAGTGATGTCAAGTCGGGCTGTACCCCGTCCCGCTTACTCTCCGGCATCCCCGCCCACCGCCTTTCTTGCCACGCCGATGTCATAGTCCATGATGGAGTTGATCCCGTCAAAGAGCAGCTTTTCCTTTTTCGCCTGGGCTTCCACGGTCTCATAGGCATCGGAGACTTTTTCCTCCAGGGTGGACATTCTCTCTGTGGCCGCATGGACCCGTTTGTCTAAGCAGCGGAGGTCGTCCTGGAATGCGGCGTCTTTCCCCTCCAGGTCTCTTTTCAGGGCACTTACCTCAAGGCTCATATTCTCTAATCGCGCAGATATCCCATCCGCCAGGGACTCCACAGCTTTCAAAAGCCGCACATTATCGTTTACCTGTTTCTCAAGGTGGCTGATATGGACCGCAAGAAGGATACAGGCGAAGATCAAAACGCCTAGACAAGCAAATAAGATTTCCAGCACAACAAGCACTCCTCTCAGTTCATATACCCTTCCGTGATCTCCCCGCCGCACATAAAGTGGGCGTAGTCCTCCGGCCCGTCCTTGTCCTCATCTTCCCATTCCGCGTCCCGCTCCGGTTTGGCCTCCGCCGGGAGGACCCGGCTGACGCAGTAGTAGCGCACACCGTCCACTGTGTGGGTAATTTCATGGGGCTCTTTGGCGCAGTCGTTGGGGTTCTTCTCGTCTGCCTGGATGTCTTGAATATCCCCAATGGCGCCCTTGCACACGTCAAAAAACATCAGCCCCGGCAGCTTGTCCGGCACTGACCCGTCCGTCCGCCGGAATATCTGCATAACGTAGGGGTCCCGCAGGGGGCGGGGGGACATGGCCTCCTTCATCATCATGTGGCCCTGGACCCGGTTGTTGTCCGCTTTGACCAGGGCAACCTGGTTGAGCATGAATATCTCCGCCATGGTTTTGCCCGTGTCCTTTTGCCGGGACCAGATATCCGGCGGCGCGTAGGTCGCGCCCACGTTCTCACTGGGGAGGGTCATTTCATGGATTTTCTTGGCCGCGTCCTGGACAATCAGGTTCTTTTCACAGAACTCCCGCACGCACCAGCTCCGCCCGTCCTCATCCACCGCCCACCAAAAGCAGGCGAACATATCCAAGCCATAGTCAAAGCTGCGGTAGCGCATCCAGTGCTCCGGCACTTGGAAGGGGGCGACAACGTGGGTGGCTGCGGAGAACTCCGGGAAGTAGTTTCCGCCGATGGCGTCCCAATCGCCATACCGGTACGCCCGGCGCTTATCCTCCGGCATATTCGCCAGCATCCGGACATAGCCGGGGGAACTCTGCATCAGGTGGTAGTTGTCCTCTACCGTGGCCGGAATGAAACTGTAATCTGCCGGGTCCTCGTTCTCCTCCGGGTTGTCTGCGTTGCTCTTGAACTGCCGGTCGATGAACAGCCGCTTCACCCAGCGGTGTCCAACGCCGCCGGGGTTGCAGGTCAAATACATCCGCTTGGGGAACGCATTGACGCCGCGCAGGCAGCCGCCCAGGAAGTTGAACGCCCGTTCGCTGAACTGCGTCGCCTCGTCTATGAAAATCCAGTCATATTCCAGGCCGTTGTACTCGTCCTCTGAGGCATCCCCGGACCAGTGGCCGAACTTGATGGTTGACCCGTTCTGAAACTGCATCAGGTGGGTGGTGGCGTTGTAGGACGCGATCTGCGGCGGGACCATCTTCACGATAGGCCGGATGTGGTTTTCCTCCAGCTCCGGGTAAGTCCGGCGCATGATTAGAATCCGGATTCCCGGATTGGTCATGGCCCCGCCTATGGCCTTGATTCGGACAGCATGGGTTTTCCCGCCGCCCTTCGCCCCGCCATAGGCCGTGTAGGTGGTGCGTGACAGGTAGAAAAGCCGCTGCTTCGCGTTGGCTTCCCCAGGGTCCCACACAATGTCTTTCTTCTGCTCCGGCTTCATTCGCCGCATCCGCGCCACGTACATTCCTCCTGCATGAAAAAAGCACCAGAACGATTTACGCCAATGCGTCTAAAATCGTTCTGGTGCTATACCAGACTGCTCTATTTTTTATTTTTCGTTGTGTTATTTTTGGAAACGATATCCAATCATGGGGTGGCTGTTTTTCTGGGGGGGTATTTGGGAGTGGTCTGGAACGTGTGGGGATACTATACTAGGTGCGTTTTTCATCGGCCGCCCATTTTTCCGCTACCCCCTAGGTGGTGGGGGTGGGGAGGGGTGACCCAGTACGGTCTGTGCTCTGTGCCTGCCTGCTCACCCAGCGCGGGAGGGAATTGCCCTGCACCAGAGCGGCGCAACGCTGTAAAATCACTGTAGAATTGAGCAATCACGTTGTATTACAACAACTTGCGCTTGCCTTGATAGCGAGAGCCCTACTTAAAAGCCTCAATCCCGCCCACTCCCTCTATCTTTAGAGTGAGCGTTGCTTGCTCTCCCGTCACAATTGGGTTGTCCGTGTACCCTCCATTTTTGGCCTGCTTAAGCTGGAAGATCGCCGCCGTGTTGTTGCCTTTGCTCTGCTCAAGCTGCCGGAGAAGCCGGTGCTCCCGGTACGCAAGCAGCTTTTTGAACGGCTCATCATATCCATAATATGTGTCCGTCTCATCCTTCCCGCCCCTTCTATATCTATCCAGCGTAGCAGGGGAGACACAGAGGAATTTTTGCAAAGCCCAGTCGGAAGGAATCTTGTCATCTCTCTCGCACATCCGTATAAAATCTTCCATGAATACGTCGAGGGTTTGTGCATCTTTTACAGTTTTAAGCTTTGGCATCTTGTGTTATCCCTCCCCCGCTACGCTGATGTCTACCTCAAAATATACCAATCCCAAGTTAATGTCATAGTCAATATAGCACACTTGCTCACATGTGTCAACAGCGCACAAAAATGTTGTGCAGGAGGCCACGAAAATATGGATAAAAACCATACCAGACAAATCCAACCCCCAAAAACCCTAAAAATCATGATAAAAAACAACAGCTATTTGGCGCAAAAAAGCCGGGGCATATCACCCCGGCTGTCTCGTGGAAAGTTATTCAGCGTTTGCTTTTGACTTCAGTTCTGGGAATTGGATTCCCAGGATATCTGCCAGTGCCTTTAGCGCTTCATACTCTGTACTTCCCTTTTCGGCTTCCCGATTCAGGAACCGTTGCATTTCTTCTTTTGTCATTGTTCTTTCCTCCTTTCACGTTCCATACGCTCCCTTACAGCCTGCAAAATATACTGTTGATTGCTTTGGCTGGCAGCGGTCGCAGCGGCTCGGATTGCGGCGCCTTCTTCCTTTGATGGTCGAATCATGAGGTTGTCTTTGCTGGCGTTCCACCTTGCGTTGGCTTTCTTTTTTGCCTCGCTTATGGGCATATCCTGTCCCCCTTTTAGTTCTAGTATACGGCGTCGCGCCTTACACGTCAACGTGTAATTTTGTACAGATAAATACACGTTAATTTGTACATTGTTCCCATTGATTTCTATACGTTAAATGGAGGCAATAGTATTAGGTTATAATGTACCTTAACCAAGTCTACCGTAAGTTATAACCCAACGCCAATACATCGTAAGCGATAATCATTGACAATCCCTCCCGAATATACTATATTAGTAAAAACGACCGAATTTAGAGCGCCAGGGGCTAAAACCCTTGGCGCTCTTATGCAAGAAAGGAGAAAGAAATGGCGACGATCTCGGCATCGGACCAAAAGAAGCTTAACGATTACACAGCGGCGTGGCACGCGGCCAACGCCCGCGGCGACAAAGCGGCCATGGACGCCGCCCACAAGGGTGCGGAGGCAGTCCGTGCAGGCTATGGCTACTCCGGCGGCTCAGACGGCACCCAAAACATCAAGATCAGCACCCCGACCACGACCACCAGCACGACGAAAAGCAGCGGGGGCAGCAGCGGCAAGACCTACACCAGCAGCGCCAGCAACACGGGCATCCGGTATACCAACGTCAGCGGCGGCAGCAGTTCCGGCAGTTCCAGCGGTGGAAGCAGCTCCAGCAGCCGTGGCAGCTCCGGAAGCAGCGTAAGCAGCGGAAACAGCAATGTATGGACCCCAAACCCCAACGCCAACGCATTGCAGCAGTCTTTGGATTGGTACGGGCGTGAGAATGGCCGCTATAACCCCATCAGCGCGGTAAATTACCCCGACAGCATGGACTACTACGTCAACCGCTGGGCAAACTCCACCAGCGAGGCAGAAAAACAGCATTGGGGCCAAGTGCTGGCCGCCAAGCAGCTCAGCGGGAGCAGCATTGACACCAACCAATACAACCACCTCACCGGGGCATTAAAAAGCCCAGGGTCCACGCCTGGCTATCCGTCCTACAATCAAACGCAAGGCGGCACAGCGGGAGGTGTCTATCCCTCTGTCCAATCCCCCGCAACCGGCCAAACCCAGACCGGCGGCACCCCCATCTTCAACGCCCTGGGCACCTACTTTGACGCCACCCTCCACGCCAACCGGACCCCCGGCGGGACCAGCGACAAAATCCTTGCCCTGCAAAACTATTGGGCCCAGCGCCAGGCGGCAGGGGCCAGCCAGAGCGAGTTAAACGACATACACAACATGGCGGAAAGTCTCCGTTCCGAGTACGGCTACAGCGGCGGCGCGGACGGCTCCATGTACATCCCGGTGAAGATGGAGGAGGATATCTTACCCAAGACCAACCTCCCCACCTACCAACCCCAGATCGTGCAGACCAACGACCTGTACGACAGCGCCCGGGCGTCGGCCCTGGCGGCCCTGGAAGCGGCCTATAACAACTCCAAGCTGGAGCTGGACCGCTACGCTGCCCAAATCCCCAGCATCTACCAGGAGCGTGCCAACCAGCTTGCGGCCCAGGCGGCCAAGGAGCGGCAGCAGCTCAACGAGTATTCGGCATATAACGGATTGAACGCTGGCAGCGGGTCCCAGGCGGCCCTAGCCCTGCAAAACCAGATGCAAAACACCATGGGGCAGATCAGGACAGCGGAGGCCAATGCAGCGGCCGAGGCGCAATACCAGCTCAGCGCCTTGTACACCGAGTACCAGGGCAAGATTGCCTCTGCCATCGCCAACAACGAGTACGAGCGGGCGGCGGCGCTGCTGGCGGAGTACAAAGAGGCCCAGCAGAGCATTGTCAGTGTTGCACAAGCCCAAGCAAATCTTGACATGAATATTGCCAATTTCAACAAGGACACAAGGTTTACGAACTGGCAAAAGCAAATGGCCCTAGCGGAAGCCATGGCGGCCAACGGGGATTTCTCCGGCTACGGTGCCCTGGGCCTGTCGTCGGACCAGACCAACAACATGCGCCGGGGCTGGCTGGCGCAGAATCCAGAGGCCGCCATAGCCTTGGGTTTTGGCGGATACCGGTAAGGGGGCCCCAACATGGCAAAGAACACACTGTTATACGCGAATCCTCTTACCCTGGCGGCGAAAACGGCGGGGGTCGCCGCCAAGAAGGCCAAGGAGGAGGAACGGAAGAAGAAAGCCAAGCAGACCACCAAGGCCGCCAAGTCTCCGGTCTCTATGGCGGTGAAAGCGGCGGGGGAGACGGCACAAAAGGCCACCCAGGCGGCCAGGAAAACCAGTGAAAAGCAGCAGCAAGAGAAGTCCAGGCTGTCCACCAGCAAGCGCACCAATTACCTGGACAAAGGGGGACAGTTCCAACGTCCCAACCCGCTCACGCTGGCCCAGGCCAACGCCGCCACCGGAGTGACCGGACGGGACCTAGTCAATATTGCCAAGGCCGGCGGGGTCCAACCGGACAAAGCGTCCTGGCAGCGGGGCCGGGTATCCGCTTATAACCAGCTCCAAGCGCGGGAAAAGGCGCTGTCCTCCATCCCGCTTTCCAAGCAGGACAAAAAGCTCCCAAAGGGGTCTCAAGACACCATACGGGAAGCGACGAAAGCATGGCGGGAGGCCAACGCGGCGGGAGATGAGGCTGGAAAAGCCGCCGCCCACGCCAAGGCGGAGCAGGCCCGGTCCTTTGCTGGATATTCCGGCGGCAATACCGGCTGGGAATACCACACCCCGGAGCTGTCCACCGACGAGAAGCGGAAGCTAACCCAACAGGGGCAAAAAGCCCTAAAAAAGGCCAAGCTGGACTGGGAGAAAGCCAACGCGGCAGGGGACGAAGCCGGGAAGGAAGCCGCCGCGAAGCGCGGCCAGGAGGTCAGAGCGGCGAAGGGCTACCGGGCGGGGGGGACCCCCGGCCTGGAATACACCGACGCCCACGGCAGGTCGATTGACGTCATGACCCCTGCGGAGCGGGAGAAGTGGAAGGAGCAGACCGCCGCCGCCTGGAAAGCCACCGGGACGGGCCTGGCTGGTTCCGTCCTCTCCGCCGCCGAGACGGCGGGGCAGGCCACTCGAAACCGCATCCAGGAGAACCGGTGGGAAAGTGACTTGGGTCTGGCCAACAACCTGGACAACATCCGCGCCCGTCTCCGCCGGGCCCAGGCAGGGGAGAGCAGCGAGGACGTTACCACCCTCCAACGGCTCTATGACCGCGCCCTGTCCGCCCAAGAGCGCATCAACCGGCGCTGGGCCAATCCCAGGAGCGATATTGTCGACCCAAATCTGCCGGGGGCAGCGGCTGATGGAAAAGAGCCAGGAATACACCGCCCAGGCCCTGCAAGGCAAGAGCGGCCTGGAAAAGCTGCTCACCCAGGCGGGGGTATCCATAGGGCAAAACCTCCCCAGCATGGGCCTTGCCTTTGTCCCCGGCGTGGGCCCCGCCCTGGGGGCTGGTCTCATGGGGGCCCAGGCGGCCGGGTCGAAGTCCTACGAATTGAACCAGCGTGGCGTCTCTCCCGGCGAATCCCTGGCCCGAGGCCTGGTGTCCGGCGGCATTGAGGCGGCCACAGAGTATTTGCCCATCAAGAGCCTTTTGAGTATCGTAAAGGGAAAGGGCGGGCAGAACGTCCTGAAAAGCCTTGCCAGCCAGTCGGGCATTGAGGCCACGGAAGAGGGCGCTGCTTATGTCGGCAACTATATCGCCGACAAAGCCGCCCAAGACCCGGATGCGAACTTTGACCTCCGTGACCTGGCGGAGAACGCCGCCGTGGGCGCGATCTCCGGCGCGGTCTTTGGCGGCGCGGGCGGCGCGGTGAATGCGGCGGCCCGCGCCAGGTCCAACGCCAGGCAGACCAACCCCCTGCTTCGCACCATCGACCGTCTGAGCGGCGCAGAGGTGGCCCAGGAAGCCGCCCAGGAGACAGGTAGGATAGAGCCCCAGCCCGCCGCCCAACCTCGCCAGAGAGATCAGACGAGCTCCCTCAGAGAATCTCTGAGAGCCAGAGAGGAAGCATACGCCAGCAATGTCATGGACTTCTTCAACCGCTACGACCGGGCCAACGAACAGGAGCGGGCCGCCATGGAACCTGAGGCGGAAGCCCTCCGCCAAGAGGAGCGCTCCATTGCCCGCGCCCGCACCCGCATTGTCCAGCAGGAGCAGGCGGCGCAGGCAAGGCAGGAAGCCGCCGCCCAGTCGAGCCAGCGGCAAAGCGAACCGGTCGTGGCACAAGCTGCGGTGCAGGCAAGCCAGCCGGAGAACCACATTGACAACCGCAATGTCCAGTCCGTTTCTGCCCGTTCGGTCAATGCGTTCCAGTTTGACAACCCACAGCTGCATCCATACTATGCCAAAGCAGCCCAAGAACTCATCAACGACGCGGAGCACTCTCTTTCCACCCAGCGGTCTGAGCGTGGCAGGGGGACGGTTGCAACCCGTTCCGCCGCACTGGAGCAGGCGGAGGCCTCCGGCCTGTCCCGCCAGCAGATCATCAAGGTCTGCCAGGATATCATAGCGGACAACGGCCAAGAGAATTATGCCGCCGCCAAACGTGTTGAGCTTGTTTTGGATGATATGCTGTCCAAGGGCTATGTGCGTGGTGAGGATTACGGGAACCCAGATATGCGTATTCCTGCGAACCAAGAATACATAACTGCGAAATCACAGATTCCCGGCGCGGTCACGCAGGATTCTTTTGCGCAGTATCTAAGAGACAACGCTCTGGCCCTGGAGTTAGGGGAGGTTACGGAAGAAGAACTTCGGCAGGAGTGGGGAAAAAGTCATCCTAGAACGTTGAACAATATAATTCGTGACAGTCGTGAAGCCATCAGCGAAAATGGAGTTATCATAAGCATCAGTGAAGCAGACTTTCGCATGAGCGATAAGAAGTTGAAAGATAAAATTGCGGACTTCTTCAACGAAATCGGAAACAAGGTTACACGTCCCGGCTTTGGCGATGTTGAAATAACAAAGCGCGGAATAAAATCAAGCGTTGCACATGGAATAGGCGCAAAAAAAGCGGCAGCTTTTCGCGCCGTTCCTTCTGTTATTCAAAATGGCGTTGTGATTGACGAACAATCCGACTGGAAAGGGAGAGGTTATGATACCGTTGTTTTCGGTGGACGCATTAAAATTGATGGGATTGACTATGATATGGGGGTAGTTGTCAAAAAATACAATAGTCAAAGTCAAAACAGCAAATACTATCTCCGCGAGGTCTTGATTGCAGAAGAGAGCGGAACCTCGCCGTTCTCTACCAGGACCCGTGAAGGCTACCCTAGCGACGAAGTTCCGCTTAATCCCAGTGTATCAGAAACCAATCAGGAAGTCAATGAAGTCAACCAAGAATCCCCCTACAGCATCGGCGCGGCCCCCGCAGGCTTTGTCCCTTACACCCGCGCCGCCTTCCGGCAGCAGCAGGAAGCGGGAAGCGCAGAGGAATCCTCGGAAGTTCCTGCCCTTCAAGCGGACACCTCTCTCTTTGAGCGCGACATATTAAGAAATCTGAATCAGGCCCGGAAGTCTTTTATTTCTTACGCCCGCGATCATTTTCCAAGAATTGTTCGCAATAAAGAAACGGGGAAAGCAATCAAGATTTCGAGAAATGGAATTGATAAATTCCTAAGTGGAAGAATTCCATACGAAAAATATGCGACTGGTTTCCACATCCCGGAACTGATTCAGCAGGCGAAGAAAACAGGGAGAGCAGCGGACAACAAAGGCAGGGAATTTATTCACGGATATGAGTATTATGAAACCCCCATCCGTGTGGATGGGAAAGATTATACTGCCTATATTCGTGTCAGGAACACGGAAAGCGGCGATAGCTACTATGGACATACAATCGGAGAAATCGACCAAATAAAAATAGAGCCGCCAGCGCGGGTAGAAGCAGAATCTGCCACAGAACCCGTATATGCTCGAAACGGCTCTATGGAATCATCGGCGCGGGCCGACGCACAAGGTGCATCCAACCCCGTAAATGCCATAGATGATTCCATAAATAGTATACAACGAGAACTGGCTCCCGTCAACTCTGAATCCTCCCCCTACAGCATCGGCGCGGCCCCCGCAGGCTTCGACCCCTATACCCGCGCCGCCAACGAGTACGGGACGATAGAGCCCGGCGAGACCCCCGCCCGAATCGTGGACGTGCCCCGCAGCATGACCGGGGAGGACCGTGTGCGCCGCTGGGCCCGTACTGCCCTGGAGGCGGAGATCACCAGCCCGGAAACCCAGGAGCAGATTGCCCAGGGGATCGTGGAAAATGGCTTTTCCTACCACCCGAACAAGGACAGAGACAGCTTGGAACGGGCCTATAAAACCATAGAGGAAAAGGGCGTGGAAGGGGCCCTGAACCAGTGGCAGGACGTGGTGGACGGCAACCGCCGCGCAGGCAAAGACGATATGGTCCTGGCCCAGGCCCTCTATGTCAACGCCGAGCGCAGCGGCGACAGCAGCCTGGCCGCCCAGCTCGCCGCCCAAATCGCAGCGGAGGGCACAATCTCTGGCCAAAACGTCCAGGCCCTGCGCCTGCTCAAACAGGCTACGCCGGAGGGGCGGGTCTACTACATGCGGAAAATCGTGGGCAAGCTCAACGAAGACTTGGCCAAGAAGAAGCGTGTGGACAAGCTGGCGGAGAACGAGAGCATCCAGCTTGACGACGGCCTTCTGCAAGCCTACCTGGAAGCAGAGGGCAGTCAAGCCCAGGCCGACGCCCTCAACGCCATTTACGACGACGTAGCCAGCCAGATGGACCCCACCGCCGGAGACGTGCTCAACGCCTGGCGCTACTTTGCCATGCTGGGCAATCCACGCACCCATATCCGAAATGTCCTGGGCAACGTGATTTTCGGGACCGTCCGCAACGCAAGCAACGAGCTTTCCTCGGTACTTCAACGCGGCCTGATCCGGGACAGCGCCCAGCGTACCCGCGCCGTTGTCTCCACCCCGGCCGCCCGCGCCTTTGCCCAGGCGGACTATCAGGAAATGAAGGACGCCCTGGCAGGGAACAAGTACAACAGCGACCTGGACGAAATCCGCCGCCGGGTACAGAACAACGCCCTGGGCCCTCTGTCCTTCCTGTCAAAGGCGAATAGCTGGGCCCTGAGCGCAGAGGACAACCTATTCAAGCGTCTGGAATACACCCGTTCCCTGGCCTCCTACATCACCGCCCACGGCTGGGACCCGGCGAACATGACCCATAGCCAGCTCCAGGCGGCCCGCACCCACGCCATGAACGACGCCCTGGAGGCTACCTTCCAGGAGGCATCCCAGGTGGCCAGCGCCATTTCCCGCTTTGAGCAGACCAACGCTCTCACCAGGGTGGCCGTCGGCGGCGCATTCCCCTTCAAGGGCGTGCCCATCAACATCGCAAAAGAGGGGTTCCGCTACTCTCCCGCAGGGCTGATGAAAGCGATTACCGCCGACGCGGCGAAGGTTAAGCGGGGAGAAATGACGGCGGCGGACATGATCGACAATCTCTCCTCCGGCCTCACAGGCACCGGGATCGCCATGCTTGGCTATTGGCTCTCCTCCCTCGGCCTGGTCACCGCCGGGGCCGGGGAGGACGACAAGGAAAACCTTCTGGACATGGCCAATGGCTCCCAAAACTATTCCCTCAATATTGGCAGTTGGTCCTACACCATCGACTGGGCCGCCCCGGCGGTCCTGCCCCTGTTCATCGGGGCAGAGTTTGAAACCATGCGCAAGGAGCAGGCCGGGGAAGAGGGAGAAGAGGGGCGAGCGGACCAGCGCTTTGGTCATGGCCTGCAAGCCCTTGGCCGTATGTTTGAGCCGATGCTTGACATGACGGTTCTAAGCGGCGTGAGCTCCACCATCCAGTCGGCCACCTACAGCCAGGGGAACCCTCTCACCGCCGTGGGCGGGAACCTGGTACAGAATTTCGGCGGCCAGGTGGTTCCGACCCTCCTGGGGCAGATTGCCCGAACCGTTGACCCGGTGCGCCGGTCCACTTACACAGATAAGGACAGCGGCATCCCCACCAGTATCCAGCGCTTCATCCAGACCCAGCAGAACAAAATCCCCGGTCTATCCCAACGGAATGTTCCTTATCTGAACGTATGGGGAGAGGAAACCGTCAACGAAAACCTACTGATCCGTACCCTGCAAAACTTTGTATCACCGGGATATATCGCCCGCCGTACAAACGACGGTCTTTCCGATGAATTGAAACGCCTGAACAGCCTTGGCTATGAGGGCGTTCTACCCAGTATGCGGCAGAAGGGGCAGAGCATAGACCTGGATCAGGATGGGGAGAAAGAACGCCTTACGCGGGAACAGTGGGAGGCCTGGCAGCGTTCCCAGGGCCAGACGGCCAAAACACTCCTGAATGATCTCCTATCCTCCCAGAGCTATCAAAACATGACGGACAACGAAAAGGCTGCCGCAGTGAAGCGCACCCTTGACTATTCCAAGGAAAGCGGGAAACTGGACGCTGGAGGCAGCGAGGAGGGCCTAGACAAGTGGGTCTTAAATGCCCGCGAGTATGCCCGAGACTACGGAGGCGGCAGTCCCCAAGGCTTTTTTGACGCCTATAACCGCCGCGCGGAGCTGGGGAAAACAGACTATGACAAGGGTATCCAGCAGGGGCTTGTGGAGGATTATATCAACAGTACACAGCAATCCCAAGCGGCCAAAAACTACCTGTTGGACGCGATCAAGGTATTCCAGCAGATTCCGGCCAATTCCGGGAATTACAACAAGGCAAAAGCCCAGGGATACACGGACCCGGAGGAGATCAGCGCCCTTCTGCGCGGCAAAAAATCTGCCGACACAAACGGAAACGGGAATTATACCCAGAAGGAACTATCGGACTATATCAAATCCCAAACCACAGACCCGGCAGAGCAGGAGCGCCTATGGAACGTCTACAAAAACAGCAACTGGAAAAAGACCTGGGCCCAGGTTTCCAGCGGGAGCAACGGAAAGAAGAAATCTTCCACCAAGAAATCAAAGGGGAAAGGAACATTTTATCTCTACTAACGAAGAAGGAGGGAGCCGTTCGGCTCCCTCCTTTGTTTGCCCCATTCTGACCCGCAGGGCATACGGGTTGGCGAACAGCCCACAGCCTCCTGTCTGCCGTTTCCTCCGCCGTGGGTGTGGAGGTTGCCTGTGCCATTCTCAGGGCGTCCCCCGGTACTCAGCATCAGGCGGTTCAAAGTCCATCCCTGGGCCACTTCTCTGCTCTGTGAAGTGCGGGTGGTGGTAGCTACTGGCCCGACCCGACCGGGCTGCATCCCTTTGGCAGCAGCGTATACGGTGCCCCAGCGCTAGGGCACCTGCCCGTCTTTCCGAGCTGCCACAAGAAGAATCGTTTCATACCAGAGAAAGGGAAGGCTTCACCTGCCTTTCTCTTTTTAATTTTGCGATGGCCTCGCATTGTCCGGCATCCCGGAGTTGCACCGGTGGTACTCTTTGCCGGGTAGGGGGGCTAGGGTTATGTGGCGGTTTACCCAAGCCCCCAAATTGGAGGACAGATTGGATATGCAGGGCTGGTGGTTTTGCCCCGCAAGTATATTTTACCATCCATTATGTGTAATGTACAGCAAAAATCCCTCTGTTTTATGGTCAATATGACGAATTTTTTATTCCCCCTTACGTCACATGCTTTAATAGGTCTATTAGATCATAAAACTTTTTCGGGTTTAGCCCTGTTTTCTTTTTGATTTTATCCATATGATAACAAAATGTATTTCTATGAATAAAAACCTTGTTCGCCGCATCCGTAATATTCATGTCACAATCTGCAAGCGATCGTATAATCTCCCGCTCTTTTTCGCTTAAATACATTGTCATTCCCCCGTACTTCCCCAGCCTCCCCGGCTTTCTTTCTCCATAGATTCCACTGGGATAAACTTGATAGGCGGATGCTGCTGGAATATCTGGAACTGGCAAATACGCGTACCCTTTGGAATCATAACTTCCCGCGTAGCGTAGGCTGGGAATTTCCAAATGTCCTCATTTCCGCAGTAGGCGTGTTCATATATACCGATACTGTTTGCCTGAAGCACGCCCCACCGCTCAAAGGTAGAGCTTCGCGGGGCCATGATGGCGTAGTAGCCGTTAGGCACCTCCATCGCCACGCCAAGAGAGATCCGCTGATACTCTCCGGCCTGTAAGTACACATCCTCATCGGTAGCCAGGTCGTACCACTCCCCGTGGCGCTCCGGAATCGACTGATCGTTTAGCTTGATCTTTACATGATACGATGTCATAGACTCAATATCTTCCTCAGAAAACCTCATTTCCCCCCCTCCTTTTCATAAGGTAAATCCATCTTGGCGCCGCAATGTGGGCAGTAACGATAAATCAATCTGTTGAATAGTTGCGGCGGAACCGGCTCAATACCATCAACAACAAAAGCGGCGTTTTTATTGCAAACAGAGCATACGTATGACGGAACCATGTGTTTTAGTTCCTCTGGTGGTACCCAAGTAATCCAATACCCATGCGCCAGCGGCGCAGCGTCTTCGACTGGCGAATCGTAGACCTCAAACTCCTCCGTCAACCATTTGCGTACATAAGAAAGTTTATAGGAACCATATCCGATATGGTATTTTTTATCCTCTGGGTCAAAATATAGGATTTCGTAATACGGTTCCATGGATGAATTGACAATAATTTTTGCGAAGTGTGTCTTTTTCTTAACTTTCTCTTCGATATTTCCACTCATGTGGTGTTCATGCTTGATCATGATCGTCCTCCTTCCGGCGGTGGCGGGAGCGGCATCCAGTGGGTAACTTCAATGCGTTCGTGTTTATATTTCTCATTCATCTTGAAAATGTATTCGCAACCATGGCAATAACTTGTAAGCCATTCTTCTCCATCAAAGTACCCACGATATACATTGTGGTAGATTTTTTTACGCTCACAGTGCCGACCGTATCAAAACCGTAATCAGTTTCTTCGTAGCAATCAGTAGCTTGTACCATTTCTGAAATCTCACAAAGCGGTTGAACTGTACAGGCTCCATGCCACATTGCATCAAACACATACTGCATCTCGTCTTTATCATCTTGGTTTTCCACCACTACCAAACAATCGGTCCAATAGGAGTTCCCAAGGTTGATTCCCCCAACAACATACAAATCACCGATTCGATACATTTTTAGGCGGGATTTTTGAATTGGAAGGCAACAAATACCATATTCTTCCCCAATTTCTAATACTCTCCTGACCATTTTGCGGTATTCCAATTCCCGCATTCCATAGGTCGAATTTCTGAACTTTTTTATCGGCTGAAGCCCAACCAATACCCTTACATCAGTCGCTCCACCACGCAAACAGTTCATGAACTTCATAGCACTACTTTCAAAAGAACCATAGGGCGTTTTTTCCTCAAAAAGGCTTATCCCGTAAGTAGCAATATCAACAGGGCATTCTTTTTTCTCATATTGCTCACGTAAAAAATTGAATAGACTTTGCGCATCAAAAAATACCATGTCAACCGCCCTCCTCCGGCCTGCAGCGGTAGGCCCGCCAGGTTTTGCCGTAGTCATTCAACTGGATACAACTTCCCGCGCCAGTCTCCATACACAGACAGCCACGAAAGTCGGAAACTCCATAACAAATCCGCCATTCAAACTTCTCGCACCACACTGGCCCCCCGTCCATCTCCCGCAGCTCGTCCAGGGTGAGTGGGGCGTTGGGTGGCGGTGTGATGGTTTGGGCGTTTGCAATAGCAGCTTGAACCCAATCTTTATACATGACGCTTTCAGGCCATTCGCTAATTTCTTTATGCAAAGCATTCGCATCAATCAGCCTCATCGTTTCCTCCCTCCCCAGGAATGTTGTTAAATCCGAACGCTTTTGTCGCTGCTCTCCAAGTATGTTTCAGCTCAATGATTTCCTCCGGCGTCAGGCCAGTGTCCTCATAGGCGGCGAGGAGGTCAAACGCTTTTCGTTCGTCAACTCCAAATTTCAAATGCCCTGTTTTAATTCCAGAAAGATAGCTCAATACATTCAGCTCAGTCAGTCGTTCCATCGTTCCCTCCTAAAAGCTCCGGGTTGTCGTGTATGTTGCCAATTACGGTTATATCATAGTCCAACCACCGATAGTGGACTACTTCATTGATCCCAAGAATTACAAATGAACCATTTGCAAAATCAACATATCCGTTAAATTCATGGTGCGGGTCACCGTATTTGAAAATCAAATCGTGGATATGAACAATATCCCCCTCAAAAATCTTCACGCCGTTCTTGTCGTCCAGGCCGGTATATTGACCGACAGTGTCTTGGTCTACCCATATTTGACCTCTGAAATTTACATCTGTACCCATGACGTAATGCGTTGGTGTTGGGATTATTCCGCTTGTTGTACAAGTGAATTTATGGTAATCTCCATATACCCACTCCCCGTTGTCCATCCGTTTCCCGCGAAATAAAATCTCATGATTCATGGTTTGTCCTCCTCTCCAGATTCGCCCATGCTTCCTCGGTGAGGGGTTTGCCACAAAAGGGGCAATATGCAATTTCAATATATGCCTTATGACTATACCTCCCTGGAACCACAATCGCTGCCTCGCACTCTGGGATATAAATCCGAACGGACCGTCCGTTAATATCTCGAAAACAAGTAGAATAACCATCATGGTCTACCTTGCAATACTCGCACCCCTCCCACCGGCTCCTATCCAGCTTGGCGGGGCGGTACGGCGTACAACAGGAGCCGTCGTCCTTCCGGTCCTCACATCCAGTGTTTTCTTCGGGGGCGCAACACGGTCCAGTATGGATGCAATCACAGCACATACCCTCTACCGCGTCATTGGCGTTGGTTTGCTGGGCTCGGAGGGCATCAATCGCCATGTTCAACGCCTCTTTTAACCCAGGTGCATCAAAAATTGTAAAAATTCCAAGCGCCTTGATCGCTTCTTCTCTGGTCATAATTCCGCCTCCTCAATCACAATTTCGACCCTGGGCCGCTTCTTATCCACGGCAAAGGCATCGGTAAACCCCTCAATATTGGCCCACCCGTCATTCTGTAGGGCGTGGACTGCAACAAGGGCATCCTGGATGATTTTGCGGCCGAAGGAACTCACGTTGTCTTTATCCCTCCGGCGGTCTCGCTCTACCCAAAGGTAGTGCATGACAACCGGCTCCCGCAGGGATCGGCGGAGCTGAGACCTGATGCACAACTCCACCGCCCGCTGGTGCTCCCGCTTGAACTTGGCGGCTTTCTGACGGTGCTGCCGCTCGGCTTCGATAAGATCATTGAGACCCGGTAAGGCGAATGGGATGACGATCTTTACAGGCTTACCCATCGCATCTCCCTCCCCATTGCTCTGCCATTGCATGCGCCACTCCCGGGAAGGTCTTGGCTCTATTTTTTCCGCTTCTCCCCGCAGCTCCTTTATTGCCAGACTTGGATGATGGACACCATGTTTTCTCCCACGGTACAACATCGGTCGCCATCAAAATTGGGAGCCCACGCAACCAAAGTCGTGTGGTCTTTTCAAATGGATGCCCGAACATCCACGGATGAATCACCTGCGTGTGTGGGGGCATTTCATAAATCCGGCTCGAAATGGGGTTTTCAACAGCAATGCGTGGACAATCTGCGTTCAGGAATTTCAAGAAAAACTCCTTCGCCAAAAGCCCTTTTTTATACCGTTCCTCATTCAATTTCCCGCCGCGAAATAATATAGATGCTCCCGCATTGCTTAGGTATGTACACGGCGGGAAAGCGATTATCATTTCCCAGCGCATCTTCAGAAGCTCTAAAGCATCCACCTGCAAATGCCACTCGGGATGTCCCCCGGAACAAGGCTCTATGTCACATGAGTATGCCTCATGCCCAAGGCGGCGAAATTCGTTGACGACAGCCTGAGATTCTTCGCAGGCAACTAATACTCGCATTGGCTTACCCATCTCCCGTACCTCCCTGGGTCTGCGCCCACTGGGCGGCCTGGATCATGCGGTCGATGTCGTCCATAGACACAACACTTGCAGGACTTGGATTCGGTTCGATTTTCGGTGTAAGATCATCTGCCCAGCGCTCTTGATTTAGCCAAGTGGTTGGGTTTGGGATGAATTGTCCGTTCTCTTTGGTCCATTGTTCGCTGCACTTCTGGCTCTTCACGGCGTCCACAAGTGTTCCAACAGGTTCTTTCACCTTGTCGAAAGCTTTCCTAGCAGCAGCCTTTCCAACTTTTTTCGGATATTCTGCCCAAAACAACTCGAAATCGGTTTCATTCGCGCGCGCACGCGCGGTAGACTGTCCTTGTCCATGTCCTTTACCTTGTCCTTTACCTTTTCCTTGGCTTTTTTCGCTTTCTAAAAAACCGAATGGGTTTTTTCGCTTTTCTTCGCTTTCTGAAAAAGGCTTCGGTTTTCTTCCTCCCTTTTTCCCGTTCTCCCGGTTGGCCTCCGCCTGTTTCTCCTGGGCATCAGAGGCGGCGTCGATATCTCGGCGGATGGCGGGCCAAACGAAACGCTCCTCGCCATCAAATTCCGGCTCATGGCCGTTCTCCTTATAGTCCAGCATAGCAAGGACGATGTTGCCAATTTGTCCAGGTGTATACTCTTTGAAGTATGCGCGATAGCTTACCCAGAGCTTGACATACTCCTTTTTCTCTGCCATTGCATCACCGCCTCAAAATGGAAGCTCTCCGCCATCGTCTGTCAGGTCTACAAACTGATCTGCTGCCGGGGCAACTGGTGTCACATCCGGGGAAGGCAGCGCACAAACGGAAACAAAGTCCGCAATGAGATCAGTGTAGGTTTTCCCCTCATATTCCCGGCTTTTCAGCTTACCAACCACAAGGACCTGATTCCCCTTTCTGGCGGTGGAAAGCACCTGGGCCAGGCCATGCCAAGCCACCACGTTGCACCATACCGTCTGGGGCTCTCCACTGCCCTGTGGCGTCCGTTTACCAACGGCCAGACCAACCTTACATACCCGCTTGGCATCGTCTCCTACGAATTCCACAGCGGCATCCTTGGCGCAGCCACCGCAGACCATAACACTGCCATCCTTAAACTTCGTTTGCATTATTTCCATCCTCCAAAACAATGGTTGTCGTCGTTCTCTCTGGCTCATCATATCCCCGGACGTCCTGGACCTCCTCCACAGTCTGAATACCCAGGAGGACTTCCGGGCAGTGGGAACGGGCGAAGAAACTGGCGGCGCGATACATCATCATCTGCCGACGCATGGTTTTCCATTTGCTCCCGGGCTTATCCAACCAGCCCTCATCCTTCGCCATCTGCATGGTAATGGTATCCGAAACACATACAAAATGATTTGCAAGTCGTGTCGCCCTAGCAAAACAGCCCTCAGAGAGCGTTCCGGGTTCCCCAACAAAGACATATTCCAGAGGTGTAAACTTCCCACAGCCGTTGATTGCCGCAGCGCAGAACGAGCCAGACCAAGCGGGCTTGCCTTTAACAATGTAGAGGTTTTGCATTACAAGCATTGGTGAGATGCCCTGACGGTTGGCAAGGTCAATAGCGATCAGACAGTTTTCCGGGCTGTTACGGTAGCTGTCCGGAACCAAGCCGGACTTGGACAGCATACCCGCTGTACGGTAGGCCAGGTTCATGAGCTTGGTGTCGTTCCACATAGTCAGGCCGCCGGGGGCCGGAGCCTGGGGCGCAATGGCAAGTTGTTCCTGGACTTCCTGCCCCTTCAATTCCTCAGACATTTTTCTTCCTCCGTTTCTTCTTTAGCGCATTGTGTAGGGCCAACAGGCCATCAGGCACCGCGTCATCAAAATCAAATGCTTGAAGTTTGTAGGACCCATCCTTTTTCAAATGCAGAATGTAAAGCCTGTCCACCGGCATCCCGTTTGCTACTAGCATCCGACGGTATAGGTTGAGCTGCGCGGAACAAAGCGGCTTTTGAATGGTGTAACTGGTCTTGATATCCAAGATCGCCAGGGCTCCATCTAAGAGGCCGTAGCGGTCAATGGTCCCAGCGTAGTGGTCCTTTGGATGGTGGGTGGCGTACTCGATCTTCCGCCACTGCACCACATGATCCCGCTGGAAGGACAGGTAGGCTTGTAGATAGGGGACAATGCCGTCCTCCACATCCACCGAGCCGAACTTATCCAAAGCCTCGCAGGCCTTATGTACCGCGGTTCCCCGCTCCGCCGCCTGGTCTAATCTCCATTGGGCAACATCCCCATAAATCTCACGGGAGAGGAAGCGGCACAGCTCAGACACACTGGGCAGCACCTCTCCGTCCAGGGTGTAGCGGTGGCCCTGGTCAAAAAATAACAGCGTCGCCATGCCTTACCATCCCACATCTCTGTAATTGTCCCACTGCCAATCCTGGAACTCTTGACAGTTTTTCTCTAGGTAATCCTCAATGACATCCGAAAGCCCCATACAGTATAGAAAGAAATCATATCTATTTTCTTCCATGAACATCCTGACAGTAGTTGCACGATCCGGCTTAGCCGGGAACATACGGAAGGGATACCCCGTCCTCTCTGCCTGCGTGATATCTGGATGTTGAATTTCCATATCTCGCACTTGACAAACCTCCTCCATCCCATTTATACTTAGGGTGTATTATTTTTCTGTTCGCCCAACGAGGCCCCGTGCCTCTTGGGCGTTTTTTCTTTGATTAGCCCGCATTTGTGCTTCCACTGGCGTATGACGTGTTCACCGACATTAAACTGCTCCCGTAGCTGCTTGTTGGTGGAACCCCCGCGCACTGCCGCCGCAAACCCATCTGGGACCATATCTCCCAGGCGTGGCTTGCACTGCACCGAGTTCGGAAGCGGTGTTTTCCCATTGATCCCAAGCTCCCGCTTCCACTTCGTGATGGTCGATGTCCCAACCTGGTAGCGCTTGGCCAGTTCCTTCAGGGACATCCCTTGCATGGCATCGCCCCGAAAGCTGTCAGGGATGGTGTCCTTGCGTGAGTTCTTCTGTTTCTTCTGCTTGTACGCCTCTTGACAATTCCGGCATTCAGGGCGTTCACACTGTAGGCATTTCTGGATTTGCTCTGGACTGTCGCTTTTGGGCAGCGCTTTTTCCCTCGATTCTGAATTCGACGTTCCATTGCTCCATGGCCTATGCCCTTGTAAAACAGACGGGATATCATGCGGAGTAAAATATGTATGTTTCATGCCTATCGTTTCCTCCTACACCTGGGGCATATATAAATTTTTTCACCGGGGGCGAGCGCCGAAACGTTCTACTTCAACCCACAGCCCCGGCAAATACGATATACCGCCCCGCACATCATGGTAACCCCAAGCTGATGAACACCAAACAAAGGGCCAAGGAAACAAAAACAATAGAAGCCACCATGGCGCGGGTAAGCCCGCTGATAGGAAGTTCTTCCTCTTCCTCCGTGTCCCACTGGGGCGGAGGGGAGGGCTTGTTCTGATACCGGGAAAGCGGCACCACTTGCCCACGGGGACGATTATGCACGCCCTTCTCATCCTGCCAGCGGCGGACCAAATCAACATACAGGTCTTGCCGCTTGTCCAGGATTACGTCATTCACGGTTTTCATTTCATGGTCTCCTTCCTTTTGCTTTTCTGTGGCGGAGGGCAATTACCCAATCTCTGCCCTGTAAGCGTTGCCACGCTTACAGGGCTTTTCTGCGGTTTACAGAGCCACAACCACAGTGCCAGCTTCAATTTCATCCGCCAGCTTGTCCTCCAGAAATGCCTTGATAGTCTCTCTGGCCTTGAGCTTCCACATCCCGCCATCAGCTTCGATAAAACTGATTCCACGTTCGTTGATACGGATGAGGAAAACACTCTCCGGCTGGTCAACTTCTTGGAAGGTACGGTAGGGCCGCAGAGTGATAATAGGCTTGATGGTCTCGTTGGCCTGGAGATCAATGCCCTTCTTAGTCACGATAGTGGTGGCGATGCCGTTATCATTGAATGTGATTTTTGCCCCGGTAGAAATCTCGCTGAGAAGTTTTTGGATGTAGGGCGTGTCCGCTGTCTCCTGGAAGCGGGTACGAAGGGCGATCTGCATTTCCTCAAAGGGCAGTTCTACCCGCTCGGACCAGCCGGGAACATCAGTAGCGTGGGCCTCATAGTAAACTGGTCGTATTGCTTTCTGACCGTAGTCAGGGTGGCCGAAGCAGTGGACCGTCATGTGGTCGGGAATCGTGATGTACAGGGCGGTGCAGTCCTCTTCCAGCCGATAGGGAAACTCGGTCTTGACCATCTGCACCAAAGCGTCCAAGCTGTTCAGAGGCAAGGTATCAGGGATGATGGCTTTGGGGAAAACCTCAATGAGTTGCCCGTTCTGGGGCACCAGGTAGGTCACACCTCCAACTTCAACGATCTGGGGTTGGGCCGTCTCCTGGATGCGATCATACAATTCTTTCAGCATTTGCTTTTTCCTCCTTAGTTAATGACTTTCAACAGCGGCGGCCGCTGCTGCTCTGCGCCGTCGATGTCCATTTGACCCGGCAGCTGGGCTACCATTTCTACCACATTCTGCTCGTCCGCGACATAAAGGGACGTTACAACAGGATTGGTAGCGGCCAGCGCGGGCTTAACTACAGTATCAACAGTGACATGCTTCCGTTCATCATCAGGCGTAAAGGTCAGTGTCACCGTCAGCTTCCGTTTCGCTGCTGCTTTGGTATTCGGGTCCAAGATGTTATCCAGGACCCTAGACATTTCGTAGTCCACTCTCTCCATGATGGCCCCCTGGGCCATTTGCAGAATGGATTTTCTGTCCTCTTTGGTCATGTTGTTTCTCCTTCCTCCCCGTGGCGTTGCAGCGCTGCGGGGCGATTGCTTTCAGCAAATCTTGGCATACTCCGCCAATTTCACAAGGGCCCAAATGTCGATATCATTGTCGTGGGCTGCGCGATCCAAGATCAGCTCTTTCAGCCTTTCCCCCTTGTTGTCCAGAGCTTGTTTGTACTCAGCAATACTCGCCATGTTCTCACCTCCTTCAAAATCCCATCACACGCCTTAACTCTCTGTCGATTGCTTCCTGCTCTGCCTCCGAGACAGCCCTTTTAGAAGTGGATACTCTGTCTTTGGATACAGTCACCGGATGCGGAACGATGTAGGACCCAGCACTGCCGCCAGTTCTGATGCAAGGGAACTCGAAAGCCGACTTCGAAAAATAGCAAACGACCACGTTTTCCCCATTGTTGAAGTGGTTAGCGCTCACGATCACTGCCATGCGTCCGTTTGCGCTTGACGGAACATTGTAGCGCCTGATGTAGCAGATTTGGCCTTTTCGGTATTCATTCATTGGCCTCCCTCCTTTCAAAATTGCTCTTTCTCCCGGTCGCCCTACGCCAATCCAAAACGGCCTTTTTGGAGCATCCGCAAAAATAAGCGATCTTCGCGTCCGATTCTCCTTTTTCATAAAGCTCAGCCGCTTGGATGTGCTTTTCCGGCGGGAGTGGTGTGCTGTCGTTTGCGCGGCGCTGCCGCCCGTAAAGGAGCGGCCTCATTTGGAGAGCATCCTTGCCAGGGTCGGGGCGCTGATGCCGTCCTTCTCCACGCCAAATACCTTTTTGATATACCGAGGGTCTTTCCCCAAGTAAGAAGAAACCTCTTTTTGGGTCAAAAGGCGTTTTCCTCCAGTAAAGGCGAGGATATCCTCCAGGTTGTCCCGGTAGGCGGTGGGTTCTCTTGGCATGAGAAAATCTCCTTTCTGTTGAACATTATGGAATTTTATGGTATTATCGCACTAGAGGTGTATACTATGAAACCAAAGTTATTTCTTTTCCTTCTCGCATCCCTTATGCTTCTGCCAGGGTGTGGAAGTGAGCCCAATGAAATGGATACTTCCGGACCCATCCCATTCACACAGCCTTACGCTGAGTATCATGAAGAACAACCGGTAGACGGCCTGGACGGTCCAGAAGAAACCGACGCGATTCTCAACGAGGACGACATCAGTGACGGATGTGTAGAAGGGTATAATGAGGGGTACTATCACGCGCTCACTGGCGAGGAGCCTCCATATTATGAGAAAAGCGAAGAGGATATAGAGCTCTCCGAGCTGGTGGAATACGGCTACTTCACTGAGGATGACTACTGGGAGTTTTACACGGTCAGCTACTTTGACGGATACGGTGACGCCCTGGCTGGGGTGGAGCCGCGATATGGTGCGGACCACGGGGAGGAACTTGACGAAATCCCTGACCTGCCGCCGCAGTTGCAGGAGCCATCCGAGCCGGAACCGGCTGCAGAAACGGCGCCGCAGGAACAGACACAGAGCGTTACTGTCTACGTGACGAGAACTGGCGAGAAGTATCACAAGGACGGATGTCGCTATCTCTGGAACAGTAAGATACCAAAATCACTGTCTGACGCAAAATTGCATTACACGGCTTGCAACGTGTGCCGCCCGCCGCAGTGATGGAGCTATTCCCCGCCCCGCCATGGGGCGGGGTTTTATGCGCTGTCCTGCTCCGTATCAAGCCGTTCCTTTGCCTGCGTGGGCTGCGAAGCCTTAAACGCCAGACCTTCCCCGAAGCAAAGCAACTGAATTTTTTCTTGCTTGCTAAGGTTCGGAATGGTTTTTCGGAACGTCTCGATAATCTTTTTATCTACTCCAGACATGGGGTCCCTCCTTTCTTAATTGGTGTTTCATGGGTGTTGCCTGTGCGATTATAATACACTTCTATGCGATTCAAGTCAATAGTTTTATCGCACTTTTTATCATTTTTTGTTGACAACGCGATTTTCTCGTGGTACAGTAAAGCATGAAAGGAGATAGAACAATGAACGAACGGTTAAAAGAATTGCGCAAAGCGCTTGGCCTTACTCAACAGGAATTTGCTGAACGAATAGGGTCTGTACAGAACACAATAACTGGATATGAAACTGGGAGGAGAATTCCTTCCAATCAAGTTGTTACACTAATCTGCCGCGAATTCAATGTAAATCAAGACTGGCTCCGCACTGGAGAGGGCGAGATGTTTATTGAAAAAAACCGGGACGATGAGATAGCCGACTTTGTGGCCGATATCATGGGAGAAGAAGATGATTCCTTCAAGCGCCGCTTTGTGGTTATGCTGTCCAGGTTGAGCGCAGAAGATTGGGCTGTCTTGGCAAAAATGGCCGAGGAAATGACGAAAGGCTGAGCCTTTCGGCCCAGCCTCTTAACAGGAGATTATTTCTCCGACATTCTTTTCGCCAATCGCAGAATAAATTTCAGGTCACGTTCGCTTAGGAGATTCAGATGCTGCACGATAGATTCGATGATTTCTTTTCGATCATTGTTCATGGCCCTTCCTCCTTTTTCTCTATTATACTAGAACATACGTTCTGTTCCAAGGATGAACACAACGATTTGGTTCCAATTCTGGGACTATACCAGAAAAGACTTTTGATTTATGCTATTCAATTGGAATTTTGTAAAAAATGTAAAAAACGCCCCCGGTGTTGGAGCACCAGGGACGTTAAGCCCCCCTCCCGTTGGCGCGGGAGGGGAATATGGGGTGGCCTTTTCACTTGGCGGTGTCTCGGCCACCCCCATTATACAATATAGTGGGAGGTTTTTCAAATGGTAAAACGAAAAGATGGCCTGTGGCAAGAACAGATCAAGCTGCCTGGGATGAAAAAACCAAAGTATTTCTATGGGAAAACGCAGAAGGAAGTCAAGAAAAAGATGGCCGTGTGGCAGCAGGAACAGGCGGATGGAGAACACTTTGAGCGTGTCGCGGATGCGTGGGCCGTGTGGCATGAGGGGCAGGTATCATACAATGCCTCTGAGGCGTACAACGCAGCCCTGCGGCGTGCCAAGGAGCATTTTAAGAGCAGACCCATGGAAAGTATAGGGGCAGATGAAATAGACGCTTACATACGCCTCCAGGCCGGGAGAGGGTATGCCAGAAGGACGGTGCAACTGCACCTGGATATGTTGAATATGATTTTCAACTATGCTATCGTGAACCGGCTTGCGGCGGTCAACCCATGTGTTGCGGTAAAGCTACCAGGCGGGCTGCCAAAAACCAAGCGGGAGATACCGACAGACGAGCAGCTCCAAAAGGTAAAGGATGGCGTTTCTCAGGAGTTCGGCTTGTTCCCCTTCATGTTACTCTACACCGGACTTCGGCGTGGGGAATTGCTTGCCCTCAGATGGGAAGATATCGACAGAAAATCCAAGGTAATCCACATCAACAAATCCGTTTACTTTGTGGGAAACGCTCCACAAATAAAGCTCCCGAAAACAGAAGCTGGTAGAAGAGATGTGGTTCTTTTGGACATTCTTGACCAGCATTTGCCGAGAGGGAAGCGCGGGTATGTGTTCGGAGGGGAAAACCCGCTCACAAAGTCGATGGTAAGGAAGCGCTGGCTTTCCTGGTGCAAGGCGGCGGGTCTTGCGTCGAAGGATGATAGGGGAGAGTGGAAGCAGGATATCACACCACACCAACTGCGCCACGCCTTTGCGACGATCCTGTTTGACGCCGGGATTGATGAAAAAGACGCACAGGATATTCTTGGCCACGCTTCCATTCAAGTGACCAGGGACATCTATACACACGTCCGGCAGAGCAGAAGGGAATCGACGGCAAACAAGTTGAATCTCTATGTATTTGGAGAAGAGAAAAATGAAAACGCTGTAGAAATTCTGTAAAAAATCAAAAACATATTGATACACAACAAATTCCTTGTGCCTTTTAAGCAGGGTGTCCGGAGTTCGAATCTCCGCTGGGTCACCAAACAAAAAGCCTTGTATATCAACGAAAACCGTTGATATACAAGGCTTTTTCCTTATCCAATCACTGAAACGCAAATTACACAGAACATCACAGAATTACATAGTGCAGCGAGTAAAAGCCTGTAAAATTTCTGTAGTAAATCGAAGCGTTACGCCGGTTCAGATCAACCCCTTCCTCCCCAGCACCGCGATCATTTCATCCCGCCGCATAGGCCGCTCTGGGGCCGTCCCGTCCACGATCCCGTCCTGCGTAGCTCTCTGCCAGTGCCCTTCCGTCCGGCTCCAAACAGGTTCCGGCAGGCCTTTCAAATAGGCTTCCGCTTTCTGCTGCAAGGTGTACGCCTGCTCCGGCGTGAGCTTGTCCACAAATTCCTCAATGGTCATGTTCAGTTCATCCTTTCCACCGGCCAGCCTCCGGCTGACTTCTTTGGCAATCTCCGGGTACTTCCCAAAGAGGTAGCTCCCAGGGCATGACTTCCCCTTGTCTGTTGTGTATCGGTGGGGGACCATGTTACACACGTCCCAGCGCCCCGTGTAGGCTGGGCAATTCTTTTTCCCCTCCACCCACAAAAGTTTCTTGATGCCGTTTCTCCGGCAAATATCCTCGCACAAGTCCAGCAGGGCTCTGTAGGCCGCAGGCGTGCATTCGTAGGGTTCCTTGTATGCCTGGATGCTGCTGACCTCAATGGTTACCACCCAATGGTCTACGACGTGAGAGCAGCACCAGGCACGGGCTTTCTCTCGAACATACTGTCCGATTCTTCCGTCTGGGCCAATACC